ATCATTATTCTTCATCCTATTCATTGTAAGTGAGATCTTAACATCCAAACAAATTTACCATGAGATTCCATTAGGTCCTGAACTAAGTTAGCAGTTGCATATGACTTTTGATTTTCAGACTCCTCTGAAATCTCTATCATCAATTCACAAAACTTGGTATTATTATCTAGAAGTTCTTGAAGCATTTCTTTTGCTCCAGTTGAACTTGCTGCTTCTTTAATCTGAGTTACCTCAAGCATCCTGGAGAGAGAACTGAGAGGTTTTACGTTCAAATAACGCATGTGTTCTGAGAGACGATCAATCTCTTCAAACATAGTCTCATACTGACCACCAAAGAGTTGATGAAGTTGAGTGAAATCTTCTCCAACAACATTCCAATGAAATGCCCAAGTTTTATGGAATAATACAAAAAGTGACGACTGAGCATCACTGAGTAATTTATACAGTTTTTCCATTATACTTTTTTGAAGTATTTATGCAATGGGAGCAGAGGGATTCGAACCCCCGACATTCTGCGTGTAAAGCAGACGCTGCTACCGCTGAGCTATGCTCCCGTTTCCTCTGTCTGGGAATCGAACCCAGTTTCTATGTGGATTGTCACCCTGTCCTTACCAATAGACTACCAGAGGATGTGGTAGGTGTTGGAGACTTTACCTATGTCCCCACTCTTGACATTCACTCACTCACAGAATACTAGGAATGAGGAGCGGTTTTGGCACCTACGAGCGGGGGTGATCAAGTCCCCGACCTAAGCGAACTTAGGATTTAGAGTGGTCTCCAATAGCCGTTCTTATCTCCCATAAGGAAGATGTAGGTATCGAACCTACAAAGGACAGTCCCTAACGGAACCGCTGGGAATTCCACCCAGAACCACTTTTATTTAATCTTTTTCTAACAGCATTATCACTAACTCCAAACATTCTACCAGTAGCGGAATAACCATTTTCAAGAACCAGTTTTTGTAGTTCTTGATTACTAGGCCATTCAGCAACTTCTCTACTTTTACGAGAACATTTTACTGAACAAAATATTTGAGTTATAGTTGTTAGTTTCCCACACTCTTTACAAGGGTGTTTTGGTTTTTCTGGTAAAGGTTTGTCAGAAAAACTTTCATCAAATTTTAGCACATTATCTGAAATTTTAGAAACACCAGAATGTACTTCACGATGGCAATTTGAGCATAAACAAACACACTTTCTAAGTTCTTCAACAAATACTTGCCTGTTTGCTACAGATGCTGATGGAGTGAAATCTTTTTGGTTAGGGTCTATATGATGAAACTCTAATGCTTCAACACATTTGTCATATCCACAAATACCACACTTGCCACCAAATGCTTCAACTGCCCATCTTTTTCTTCTTTGACGAAACTGAACAACTGCTTTACTAGACACTCTAACCTCCAACTACATTATTATTTATAATATTTTAGAGGTTAGAACTCCCATCGTAGGTACTGCCCCTACCAATCTCTGATTAACAGTCAGGCCCGTTCGCTTGCTCGGTCGATGGGAATAAGAACCTTAAGGTTCAGAGCGGAGTATCGGAATCGAACCGACGACATCTAACTTGGAAGGATAGCGTTCTACCGCTGAACTAACTCCGCTTGTGAGACAATCATAAACTATTTTAGTTTGATTGTCAAGTGTCGATGAAAGGACTTGAACCTTCACAGATTAATCTACTGGAACCTAAACCCAGCGCGTCTACCAATTCCGCCACAACGACAAATGGAGGCGGGGGGTGGAGTTGAACCACCTACCTGAAGCTTATGAGACTTCTGTGCAACCGTTACACTTCCCCACGATGATGGATTAAGTGTGATACACCTCATAAGGATGTAACAGTGACTTAACCTCTATCTTTTTATATAGTAACAAACTCCAAAGAATTTGTCAAGCGTCCTTTGAGAGATTCGAACTCCCGACACATAGGTTCGTAGCCTACTGCTCTATTCCACTGAGCTAAAAGGACAGGCGAAGGGTGAGAGATTCGAACTCCCATCGCAAGGTTTTGGAGACCTGCATCTTACCATTAGACTAACCCAACTGGTTCTGAGGGTAGGATTCGAACCCACGAATGGCGGGACCAAAACCCGCTGCCTTACCGCTTGGCGACCTCAGAAGCCCAATGTCAGACTCGAACTGACGACCTACTCATTACTAGTGAGTTGCTCTACCACTGAGCTAATCGGGCGGGGTGCCGTGAGGGAATCGAACCCTCATATAGAGAACCACAATCTCCTGTCTTACCATTAGACTAACGACACAAGGCAGTAGGTAGATTTGAACTACCGACCATAGGCATATGAGACCCGTGCTCTGCCAGACTGAGCTATACTGCCAACGGAGAGTAGAGGATTCGAACCTCTGGTGCTGTTACACACAAGACCTTTCCAAGATCTCACCATAAACCACTCGAACAACTCTCCAAGGCGGAAGATGTTGGATTCGAACCAACGGAGGTTTTATCCTCACGGTTTAGCAAACCGCTGCATTAACCGCTCTGCCAATCTTCCAAGGTGGAACCGACAAGATTTGAACTTGTGACCGCTCGGTTATCAGCCGAGTGCTCTACCACTGAGCTACGGTTCCAGAGAGGGAACAATCGGATTTGAACCGATAACACCATGATCTTCAATCATGTGCTCTACCAATTGGAGCTATGTTCCCATAAGGATGTTGAAATCACCGCCAACGTTTATTGTATTTGCAATATACAATAAGAAGCATCGCAATCCCAACTATCGACATCCAGTTGCCGTTTTGGAAATTCAGGAATTGAACCTGAAGTATTGAAATAGGCGATCAACTCTATTCCAACCCGTAGTCCATACATTTCCAAGTCCAGATGAAAGGATTTGAACCTCCGACTTCTCCGCCCCAAACGGAGTGCTCTACCAAACTGAGCTACACCTGGATATAATCCTAACGGGATTTGAACCCGTGTCTTCACTGTGAAAGAGTGATGTCCTCACCACTAGACGATAGGACCAGGCGACCCATAGGGGATTTGAACCCCTGATCTCCTCTTGGACAGAGAGGCGCTTTAGACCACTAAGCTAATGGGCCTGGAGCGAACTACGAGACTCGAACTCGTGACATTAACCTTGGCAAGGTTACGTTCTACCACTGAACTAAGTTCGCTTATGGAATCTAGGGGACTTGAACCCCTAACCTCTTGCTTGCAAAGCAAATGCTCTACCAATTGAGCTAAGACCCCAAGGTGAGAGAGGAGGGAATTGAACCCCCGATGGTTCCAATGTAACGGTTTTACAGACCGCTGCCACACATATTGCCAACAGTAGCCACTCTCCCACAATGGGTCTGGTGGGACTCGAACCCACAACTTCCAGGTTAAAAGCCCGTTACTCTACCATTGAGTTACAGACCCATGTAAGGTTTAAATTGTCGAGGTGCTGGTGGTCTCTCAACCACCCTTTAAGAATACCACCATTTGGTCTCTGGGGGAGCGGTGGTGGTCACTTGGGAAACTGTCACAAGCAACAAAAAAGGGGAGGAAACTTTTGGTTTCTCTCCCCTGTTCTTTTGCTTTTATGGATTACATCTTACATATGTCTTTCCATATTCGCAAACAGGGGAGTACCCTCAATATGCCAATAGCGGCAATCAAGAATACTAAACTGTTTGTTCATTTGGTTAGACATTGTTTTCGACCTAAGTGTGTTTATTTATACAAGTAATATAGCATTTTTTATTTTGATTGTCAAGTCCAAAGATTATGGTCATACTCCCAATGGCAATTTGGACATAATGGCATTATGTTTTCCTTTGAGTTTATAACACTAATCATAACTTCTTCACTGAAAGAGGATATTGGTTTTATGTGGGCAATTTCTATATGTTTATTATATCCACATTTAATACATTCAGTAAAACCAAGTTTTTTACCAACTGCTCTTGCTCTCGTTCTCACTAAAGCAAATGCAGATGACTTGTGATGTTTTTCATATATTGCTTCTTTAAGCGTCATATCTCCCAAAAATCCACAACAATTTATACATCTTTTACTTCTATAATCAATTTCTACATTACACAATTCGCACTTGTTAGGAGAATTAATTTTCTTTCTTTTTGGGTAATGGATATTAGTCCATTTAGCAGAGCAACTTCTACTACAAAACTTAGGATTATTATGTTGTTTTCCGCAGGTTACACATTCCATATCATTAATGGATATTACATTACTATTTATATTTTTTAGTTGTTTTATTCGAAAACACCCCGTGTAGGATTCGCACCCACGACCGATTCTTTAGAAGAGAATTGCTCTGTCTCCTGAGCTAACGGGGCATAAGAGACCTCCAGGTTTGTGCATCGTTGAGAGGCATAGGAGGGGAGAGACTTACACAAGGTTTGGACCCCTGTTGCTCATGAAACAATCATACCAGACTTAGATTTGATTGTCAAGTGATCTCTCAACCACCTTTTAATAATACACTGATTCAGAATCTTTGTCTACTTACTCAGTCCAGTTGTAGAACTGTCTAAGCATCCATCTACCCAAGGTGAGCAAAGTCTCATTTCCCCTCCAAGTTTCTTACACTCTTCAGTATAACACTTAGAAGTATCTAGAGCCTTCTCTATCAACCGCGGCAAAGGTACTCTAGGTGGATTTGAGTCTCTTGTCAAGCGTTCATATTCTGCAATCGCTCTATCCACATCTCTATGAACTCTCCTACCCACCACAGCAGGGTCCTGCAGCAGCACATCGTTGATTATGGTGCCTGGGAACAGAACCCTCTGTGCCTCGTCTAGGAGGTCCCAGAGGCGCTCCTGGGGCGCTCCAGTGCATTGGGAGAGAGTTGCTACCATGACACCCAATACGACGCTTATAAGGACGATCTGCTTCTTGTCAGGTCTCTTCTTTCCGAAATTAAAATTAAACATAAAAAAAGAGGAGTAGCAACCGCTCTCCTCTATTTATTATTCAATTTTTCAGATCGTCATACACGCGAGTAACAAATCCTAGCAACACCTTGACTGGGTGAAGCAATAGTAGAGAATGCACCATAAGACAAGTCAAGGTCTCTACCCGCGATATAAGGACCGCGATCATTTACACGCACAATTACCGACTTACCATTTGATTGATTGGTTACACGCAATCTAGTTCCAAAAGGAAGTGTTTTATGTGCTACTGATTTACCATAAGCATTGTATCTTTCGCCATTAGCAGTTGTCTGCCCGTGATATCCATCACCAATTCCATAATGTGATGCGAGGGAACATCCGCTCGCTGCCTTTGCTTGAAGGGGTGCTAGTCCTACAGTGGCAATAGCAATAATTGAAAGTGTTTTAAAAAGCATTAAAATTAATTGAATTCTACATCCGTATAGAAAGGGGGTACACCCTTTTCTCAAAGGGCACTTTCCACGGCTCTAAATCGAAATCAAAGTCTCATAACAAAAAACCCTGCTCATAACAGGGAGTTTTTACATAATAAGTTAATATTTAGGATTTGTCAACCTTCCGGTTCTAGAGAAACAATCTCAAGTTCATCACTTTCCGGTTCAATCCATTCATAAAACTCAGCAAGAATAGCACGAGCATCCTCTTTATCAACACTCATATCAGCAGCACGGTCAAGAGACCATGACCTAACGTGAGCAACAATGTCTTCAGTCGTTGCGTTCATAATAGTCCTTTCGGAAGTACCTGTTGAGGATGTTGCTATTGTAGAACGCTGGTCCTCCACTGTCAAGGGACTCGGTGAGGACATTGTTGAGGAAGAGTTGTCGGGTCTCCTCAAAGTTTGTTTTGCCCTTTGTTTTATGTAATGATAAGATAGTTCGACTAAAATTTTCTCTGCCCAATTTGTCAATGTCTTCTTTAAGTTCCGGACAAGACCCATAATAGTTTTTCCAATCAGATTCAGATTTTACTTTTCTTTTTTTACCCTTTGGAGTACGGAACTGCCAAAGATATTTTCTTCCAATATATTTTTTGCCATTAAGATTATTCTGGATAAGATAAACAAAACCAAAATTATCTTGAATATTAGAGGAAGTAAAAGGTACTCCATTATAAATCCAAGGATTTTCATAGTCAATATCTGTACTCATCTATTATGTCAAGAACTTCATTCAGATATTTATGGGCGAGTCCTTTCATATCCATTTCAGGTCTAATATGATCTTTATGAAGTTTATCTTTTAGTTTTAAAACCCGAACTTTCAATTCGTCCTTATTCAGTTGATTTTTAGGCATAAAAAAGAGGAGGCGTAACCTCCTCTATCTATGTGCGATTAGTCATTTGCACCTAACCATTCTTTACAATAGTCATAGTCACCAAACATAAACTCATCGCACTCTGCTGCCACTCTATATGCGTTCAGGATTTCCTGTTCGCACCATTCATCATAGTTTGAATCCTGAGAAAGTATTTTT